CTAACACATACACCATCACAGCCACCACAAGGTGGTTTTTTTTCGCCTGGAGAAAACATGACCAGTAAATATGAAAAAACGCAGGGAATGACGATTGGCGTTTCATCTGCCCCGGTTAGTGCGGATGAATTCAACGCCAGTGGCTTCCCTAACGGGATCACGTTCCTGGATGCGCAGTGCGCAACCAAAGAGGTGACCTATACCGGCGGTCAGAAAAGTGATATCGACGTGACAACGCTTTGCTCTACCGAACAAGAGCAGACGAACGGCCTTGCCGCTCCAGCGGAGATGGCGCTCACCCGTAACTGGGTCGGGGATGAAGAGGCCCGGCAGGCACTGCAGCAGGCTTATGACAACGATGAGCTTCGCGTGCTGAAGGTTGTTTTCCCATCCGGCAATGGCTATTACGCGCTGATTGAGGTTCGTCAGAGCTCCTGGTCTGCCGGTACTTCTGCTGTGGTTTCTTCCACTTACTCGCTACGAGTTCGCGGTAAGCCGAAACCCATTGTTGCATCAGGATCGTAATCCTCAACACACGGCTGAGCCACTTCCTGTGGCTCATTCTTCATAATAAATCGCAGGGAATATCAAATGTCATCAACTTCAAACGCCAAAACATCACCAGCCTCACTTCGCGATCTGGCGCTTGCTACGTCATCCGGTTTCCGCTCAAAGGTAGTTGAAGTGCCTGGGTGGAATGGCGTTAAGGTCATGCTGCGCGAGCCATCCGGCGAAGCCTGGGTAAAATTCCGTGAAATCATGACCCCTGCCGAACCTGAAGAGGGTCAGGAGCCGCAGAAACTGACCATCCAGGAAGAATACCTGCGTAACAAGCAGGCTGACGTAGTGATGTTCATCGATGTGCTACTGGACGAAAAAGGCGAGCGGGTTTTCAGCCAGGGTGATGAGCAAACCGTATCTGAAATTTATGGCCCGGTGCATTCCCGCCTGCTTTCTCAGGCCATTGCCCTCGGCATGTCTCAGGAAAAAGCAGAGGCAAAGTAAAAGAGCCGCTGACTTTCTTCCTGATGTCCCTCGCGCTCCGCATGGGGCGCACCGTCAGTGAACTGCGTGCAAGCATCACCGCCAGCGAACTAAAAATGTGGATTGCATACGACCGCCTGAGTCCGATTGGTGACTGGCGCGGGGATGTTCAGGCTGCGCAGGTTTCTACCGCTATTCTGAACGCTCAGGGCGGCAAAGCCACGATTGATGAAATGCTGCTGAGGTGGGGAAAAGCTGAAGAAGAGGAAGAAATCAGCGGCTTTGAAGAATGGATGAGTGGTCTTTAATTTCCGCGTCAGCGCGGTTTATACGGGTGAAATATGGCAACGCTGCGCGAACTCATTATTAAAATATCTGCGAACTCCAGTTCATTCCAGTCTGAGATTTCGCGCGCTTCCCGAATGGGGGCTGATTACTACAAGACCATGGAACAGGGCGGCAAGAAGGCCGCAGCCGCAACACGTGAAACACAACGGTCCCTGACTGATTTGAATTCAGAGCTGGCAACGGTGAAATCTTCCGCTGCTGGTCTGGCAGGTGCCTGGGCTGGAGCATTCGCCACGCACCAGCTGATTGAGTTTGCCGACACATGGAATCAGATGAATGGTCGCCTGAAGCTGGCGTCCACCTCGACCGAGGATTTTGCAACTGCCCAGCGCACGCTGATGGAAATCAGTCAGCGCACAGGTACTTCACTGCAAGCTAACACTGGCCTGTACAGCCGCATTGCACAATCCCTTCGCGCGGCGGGTTATGCTTCATCAGAAGTGGCGAAAGTCACCGAAACGGTGGCAACGTCACTGAAGCTTTCTGGTGCCAGCACCGAGGAAGCAAGCTCGGTTATCACACAGCTCAGCCAGGCATTAGGGTCCGGCGTTCTGCGTGGCGAAGAATTCAACTCCATCATGGAGAATGGCGGCCGTCTGGCGAAACTGCTTGCCGATGGTCTGGGGGTTACCGTTGGCGGCCTGCGAAACATGGCCAACAACGGAGAGCTGACCACAGATAAAATCGTTCCGCTGCTGACCAACGTTGAGATACTGCGAAAAGAGTTCGAAAGCCTTCCCGCATCTGTAAGCGGATCAGCGCAGAAAGTGCAAAACGCTTTTCTGGCGTGGGTCGGAGGGGCAGACAGTGCAGTTGGCGCATCGTCTTCGCTTGCCGGAGTGCTGGACGGCCTCGCAAACAACATCGGTAACGTTGCAAACACAGCTGGTGTGCTGGTCAGTATTGGTCTGGCAAGGTACTTCGGCAATATGGTGGGCAGCGTTGCTCGATCAACCGCGGCTGTAGTCTCTAATACCGCAGCCGAGGTTGCGCTTGCGCAGGCTCAGGTACGTGGCGCTCAGGTTAGCGTGGCAGCAGCCCGGCAGACGCTTTATCGTGCCCAGAAGGCTAAAGCCGCCGCTGTCTCGATTGAGGCTCAGATTGTGGCTGAGCGTGCACTGGCCGCAGCTCAGTCCGGTCTGAACAATGCTATCGCTGGCAGAACATCAGCTATCAACAACCTGACAAATACTGCTTCTGTTATGTCCCGCCTGGGCAGTGGTGTGCTTGGAATTCTTGGTGGGTGGCCGGGTGTTATTATCGGCGCGGGTGCGGCTATGTTCGGCCTGTATCAGCATACTCAGCAGGTACACAAAGAGGCTGTAAGTTTTGCCAACAATCTCGACGAGATTAACAGCAAACTAAAAGAGATGTCTGTGCTGGGTCTGAAATCCACCGCAGCTGATGCCCGTTCATCTCTACAGGCACAGAAGGAGGATTTAAGCGATCTGGATACCCAGATTGCCAAGGTTAGAGACAGTCTCAGTGGTCTGGAACAGATACAGCAGGATTACAATAAGCACCCTACGCTCACTTACATCAACACCTTCATGGATCAGGCCGACATCACGGCCAAAAACGTGGAGCTCACAGATAAGCTCAACAAGCTGGAATATCAGCGAGAGCAGGCGGCGGCCAGAGTAGCCAGCACCCAAAAGCTGGTCAATGATGCGAGCGACCTGGCAACGAAGAAAGCGGTCGAGCAGGCTGGCGCGGTTTCTATCCTCAATGGTGCTTATGACCTCCTGAACCGCTCAATGTCTGCCACTGCTGGTGCCAAACCACCGCAGTACGCAGGTCCGGTGGTTAACATGGCCAGCGCCACACCACAGCAACAAACCGCCCTGGAAAAAGCACGCCGGGATAATGAACTTTCCAGCCTGAGTGGATTGCAGAAGCTTCATGTACAGCACCAGTATGAAGCAGACGATCTCAAACTGACCGGGGCGCTCTATACCCAGTACGTTTACAACAAAGATCAGGCCGCGAAGAAAGATGCAGCTGCAGCCGAGGCAAAGAAGAGCGGGACAGCTGCAACGAACGCGCAGAACAAAGCTGAACGGGAAGCGGCTGCAACCGCAGAGAATTATGCACGGAAAATGGCTGACCTCAGTGTTGCTATCGAAGTCCAGAAGGTACGTGCAACGGAAGGTGAAAAAGCGTCAGAGCTTTATGCTGCATCCCATCAGGCTGGTACCAGATGGACAGAAGAGCAGAGTAAAGCGATTCGTGAAAATGCCGCTGAGCGTGCCCGATGGACGCAGAAAGCGGATGAGGTTGTCAAGAAGCAGCGCGAGCAGGCTGAGGCATTAAAAGACCTGACCGAAGCCGCGAAGAAATACAGGGATGAGGCCGCGCTTGCCACGGACACCCGGGGCATGAGCGACAGGCAGAAAGGGCGCCGTGAAGAAGAGCAGCAGATTAACCGGGTTTTTGAAAAAACCGATGGCGGCCCGCAGGCTGTAGCAGCGCAGAAAGCTGCAATGGATGAATTGGCAGCCAAATACAGGGAGATAGCAGCATCTGAAGCGGACTGGCTCAGCGGTGCCTCAAAGGGCTATCAGAACTGGCTTGAGAGCGCCAGCAACGTCTCAGGCGCAGTGGCATCTGGCGTTACTTCAACGCTCGACAGCGCTATGGATAACATGTCGTCCATGCTGGCGGGCAGTAAGGCCGACTGGCGTAGCTGGGGGCTCTCCGTGTTGCAGACCATCGCAAAAGTTGCGCTTCAGATGGCTGTCGTCAACACCATTAAGGCATCCTCTTCATCATGGGGAAGTATTCTTGGGTCGGTTGCCAGTAGTGTCGGCGGTGTAGCGGCTGGAAGTTCCGCTGCGTCAACAGGTGCAATGGGGTTGCCGACCAGCTACATCGGCTATGACGGCGGTGGCTTTACTGGTGCGGGGGGTAAGCATGACCCGGCAGGCATCGTCCATAAAGGTGAGTTCGTTTTCACCAAAGAGGCAACGGACCGCATCGGTGTGTCAAACCTCTATTCGCTGATGAAGGGCTATGCCGATGGCGGG